CGCTGCCTCCTTTTCCTGATATGTACTTGTTCAATTCAATGCCCTGCTTCTCGACTGCTTTCATAAGCGTCTCGATAGTGTCGGCCTTGATACCGTTTTTCTCTAAAGTTTCGTTTAACTTTTCGTTGGTAAGCAATCCTTTTGTGGCCTCGCTCACCGCATCTTTAACGGAGCTTTCAATCTTTGCCCCGTTTTCCTTTCCGATCTTCTCGAATAGGTCTTGAAATTCTTTCATTTCGATTTCCATTTTTTTAATTTTTAAGGTTGTGTGAATAAATACTTATCAACTTGCTGACGTTAAGAGTGGTTTTGATCGGCTCTTTGTCTTTACCAGTGGATAAATCCGGCTGGATTTTATTGTTCAATGTTGGTGTAAGTTCGTTTGATCCAAGTAATACGGCAGAGACTTCAATCAGTTTTGCCTCCCTCACTGCAAAAAAGTAACCTTTTGCGTCTGCCCGGTCTTTGTTTCCAAGTAAAGGGTAGACTTCCTCCCATGTTGCGTATTCTTGTTTATAGTTCTCGTCATTGATTGCCACGTCTACCTTAACGTAAAGCATCCCGACTGAGTGTTGATCGATTGCGTCCGCTTTGTACTCATCGTAGATGCCAGCGTTTAGCTTCTGTTCGATCTGGCTTTCCATCAACAAGGCGATGGTATCCCCATTCTTTGCATGACCCAAAGCCCTCCATTTCATTGGAGCCTCGGTAAATGATAATGCCCGGCCAACCTTTGCACCTAACTCAAATTTATGGTCGTGTAGGTGTGGAATGCGTGTGCCTCGCTCCTGAATAGACTTTGAGAATATACCAGCTAAATGAACGTCATCGTGCGAGTCCATGTAGTTGTAAGTGTTGGCTACAATGGTTCGTTTGAGTATGCCTTTGGTCTCATCGTTCTCATAAAGGAATTTACCTTTGGTGACCGCTTCTTCTGGTTTGAAAATATCGCATGTGAACGCATCGGTAAACTTGCGTTTCTGCGTACTCATTCGAAAATCTTTCTCTTGTAGAAGCGATTCGTAAAATTCCTTTTTCATTTCTTTACGAGTTGATTGTTGGCAATAATTTTATCCCTCTTGTCCTTCAAGTCCTTGACCTGCTTTGGCGTTAGCTTTGGCTGCATCTTTTCTTTGTTTACGGTTTTCGATAGCGCGTGTAATTCTATCGAAGTATGATAGTTTTGGTTTAGTTGCAATAGGTTCCTGTTTAACCAAATCGAGATTCACAGACTCAAAATGATCTTCTATTTTGCCTGTTTCAATTTCAACTTCAATTACTTCTGGCGCGACTTCTTCAGTAATAAAGCTAGGAACCTGGCTTACAGATTCGCTCTCAATGATTGGCGTTTCAATCTTTGGTTGTTTGTTTTTTCTGCTCATGGTGTTGTGAATTTGAATCCTAGTTTTTTTAATTCTTCCTGATACATTTTAACATCGATCGCCTGATCGGCTAAAGCCTTTGATAAAGCGTTTACCAAAGTTGTCATAGCCTCGCCCCTTGCTTTTAAATCCTCCTGAAATATTGGAAGGTGTAAGTATTCAGCAACTATCGAGGTATTGTTGCCTTCTAAAAACTCGGAAGATATACCGCCCATCCACTCGTTAGCTTCTGGCATTACAGTGCGCACGTATAACCCCTTTTCTGCTTGGTGTTGGTTTTCGTATGTGCTACCCTGAGCGCGCACAAACAATTCTGCAGGAACCCCGAACTCATCTAAACATTTGTTAAAGCCCTGTTCAATCTCTTGGAACAGTCCTAAGTTCATAGGATTATTAGTTCCGGCTTGCTGCCACTTAATCGGGAGGTCGGTAATGATGCTTTGATACTGGCCTTTTCTGGTGCCATAGTTTTTAAACTCGTCTTGCACCCGGTCGCGTTCTTTTGGGTCGATAGGTACCTGTCCGACAATATCCTTTCCATCATTCACCCATGCGCCATTGGCTCCGCGATGTTTCAAGATTACGCCCCTGCTTTCGTAGGCTATGCGCATGTTGTTAATCACAGAAGAAAGAGCGGTCAATTTGCTTTCTCCTTTCAATAAGTTCTTATCGGTCGCGTGTTCGATGTTTATCCGGTTGTCGTTGAAGTGAATTATTACCGATGAATCATAAGGAAGATACTTACCCCCGTCTTGCTTGACTTCATACGTTACCTTTGGGCGTGTGGCATTTAGGTAGAAAGGCGTGCTGTTGTCGTACTTAACGTTGACGATGGTGTCAGGAATCGAATATAACGCTTTCACGCGCTCGATGTCTGGGTTAAATCCGAGTGGCACGGTCTTGAAGATATACTCATTGCCGAACACTTCCCGGCAAACCTTGGATTGAATGGCGAACTCTTTGAACTGCTGAAACCAATTAGGATTTTGAAGCAATGCGATTAAAGCCTGACCTTTTGGGGTGGCCTTATCCTTACCGTCTTTATCTACCTCACGCAGCCGCATGTTGCTAAACGCGCGCGCCTTCATGTTGATGATGGCGTTTACTTCTGGGATTTCTTGGTAGGATTTTAGGCAATCAACCTTATCGAATGTTCCCGAGTTGCCACCAATGACGTAGAAATATCCAGCACCGTTCTTTTTTACGGTGAACAGGTTATCATAAATAACGGGCGGAAGCCAGTCCTTTAGTACCAATTTGGAAATGTTTTCCCAAAAATAGAAAAAGGCTTTGATATTCCCAATTAGGGATAAAGAATAATTTTAGGGCTATAAAGTCAAAAGGCCGACCAGCGCGCAGCAGTCAGCCTCTTTCTAAGTGATTCGTCATTACCTTAGATTCCCTTTATTGTGGGTGCGGTGCAAAATTACACAATCTTTCGAAATAAAAAAGGGGTATAAGCCCGTCTGGCTTAACCCCCTTCCCCTAAACGCATATGAAAATAAACTACACAACAAACCTACATTTAAATCCTGAAATCTCCAACGGTTAAGTAACCGGACGCGCTCCAGCAATCGTCATACTTATCAATCGTCTCAGATAGTTGCACCCCATCAACCACCCGGTAACAAAAGTTTTCCTGTTCTCGCTTGAAATCAGGATCGCGGATTATGTGGATATTGTATTTCTTTAACATGGAAATCCAGTAAGCGCGTGAGCCCGGGAACTTCTTTGTAAGTAGGGCGTTGATCCCTGACCTCCGCATATCACTAACCCATCCAATACCCGTGTTGGTGTTATCCATGTTGGTATCGCACCAGATATGGCCAGTAATGCCAAGCGACCGCACCGCGTCAATTACCTGCGTGGAGGTATCGCATGGTGAGTAGTATAACTTTTTGAGAAATAGGTCAGGCTTTGGAGATTTGCGCCTGATCCCTCCCTTAACGATTACGGTAGGGTGAGCCGATCCGAAGTCTAGGCCATGACCGAATTGCTCTATGTCTTCTGGGAAATCATCAACGTAGGTAACTTCTGGGAATACAAGCCCTTCGCGGTTGGCTCGCAATCCAAGGCCGTACACTTGCCAGCGATATTTATCAGCCGTGCCATTGCGCACGTTTTCGGGGTTGCTCGGATCGTAGCTTTCAAGCTCTTTGATAACCGAGTCCTGCAAATGCCTGTTATCCTTATAGGTCGAATGGGTGAATACCGTATCATTTCTTTTCTCAAAGGCAAAAAACCAATGATCGGTATATTTTGGGTTCCAATCTGCTACAACCAACTTTCGGCACCGCATTATCCAGTTCATTACCCTTTCCTTTTCGCAGCCGGAAAGTATCTCATTAAAGAAAATTATGTCTGATCCGGTGGCCTCCTTTACCTCGGTAGTGTTGTCATCCAAGCCCCTGAATCTGATTTCTTGCCCAAATAACATGTAGATAGGCTTTCCGGCATTGTCGCGGTAATTAGCTTGATTGTAGATGCCTATTGAGGTAAGGCACTCTTTGAAGTCTTTGAAAAGAAACTCTTTGCACGAAACAGGAATATTTCGAGCTTTTTACCTCGGTTGTGGTCGCATATCCATACTAGTAAATGGATGAAGTCCCAAGTTTTGGCCGATCGGCTGGAGCCCTCATTGCCGATGATTAATTTTGTTTCGGGCTTTCTGGCGGCCACCAGTTGCGCCATCTTGAAGAATAGCCCGTTAGGCTTCCAGATCATACAAAAAAATAGGGAGCTTCTAGCCTTACCAGACGGGACTTGAACCCGCATTCAACAAGCCCTATGTACACTTGACTTGAGGTTCCTACATTAAATGACTGGACGGTTACCAGCCTCCCTCTTTGATCTTTCATTTACACTGTTGCAAATTTAGGATTTGATATGGCTTTTACGTTGTACTTTTTCTCAATTTTGGGAACCCTTAATTTAGCCTCTTTTCTTGACCATGCCATAAAAACAACCCTTGACTGACCCTCAATCATTGGAGTAACATCAATAAAATATGCTCTTATCTCCTTATTTTCGCATGATGTAATTATTTCTGCTTTTTTCCATATTTGGTAAAGAGACAATTTTGGTTTTTTACCACTCATTTTGCTTTCAAAATGATCACATATAGACTTACATAAATTAAGAGCTTCTAAATTTTTCATTTCATTTCCCCGTCTATAATCTGACCGTCTACCATTGCTGTGATTACTGGCGCAATCTTCTCGCCCTGAGTGGTGATGTCGGTTTGTTCTTTTAGACCGAGATCGCGGGCAATTATTGAAGCATTAAACGCCCCTACTGACGCGCCTTCAAACTTTTGATTGTAAATCACGTCCTCTATACGCGTGATGATTTCGGAAAAATCTTGCTGTTTTGCCTTTTCCGATTGCTTAAATTCGCTCCAATAGCCACTATTTACGTCTAG